CTGCTACGTTATCACCTGCTCCAGAAATTGCACGAAGAGAATGACGAGAGGGACATCGACGTCCCGGAGCGCCAGGATCATCAGAAGTGGCAGAATATGTACATGCGGTTTATCGACCGCATTATCGAGGCGAAGTACAACGCCATTCTCACCACGACGTGCATGCACAAGGAAGACCCGGAGGGGGACAGCCTGGTACTGCCGCAGATCACCGGGCAGGATTACGCGATATCCAATTATGTGTGCTCCCAGATGGATATCGTGTCGCATTACGCGGTGCAGCGTCACCGCCGCGATGAGCCGACGATGCGGCGGATGCTGTTCGAGACGTTCCCGCCGTATTTCGCGAAGGACCGCTTCCACGTCCTGCCCCGCTGGGCGGAAGTGGAGGAAGATGACTTCACGGCGATCCAGCCCATGATCGAACGGGTCATGGACTTGTCGCCTGAGGAAAGGAAAGCTGCGAAAGCAGCAGTAGCACGACGCCGCAACGGAAGGAACGATCAGTAATGGCCACCAGGCTGAAGCTCGCCAAGAGGGAATTCGATGCCCAGGCACTGAATGACGCGCCCTGGGATGACAGTCAGCAGGCACCCTTCACCCGCTATGAAGGGGATATCCCGAAGACCGGCACCGTCCTGGAAGGGAAGGTGATGAAGATCTGGTGGACCCAGAGCGCAGAGGGTGACCAGATGATGAAGGTGGTCTTCGAGGCGGATAACAATTACGAGCCGCTGGATGAGTACGACGGCTGCCCGGTATGGGACAACATCACGTTCATCGACTCGGCGGCCTTCCGGTACCAGCCCTTCCTCCGGCTCTGGGGCCTGACCACCCAGAGCGTCTATTCCAAGACGATGATCTCGGACACGCTGCCGGACACGTTCGGCAAGCCGGTGGAGTCGATCGACGGCTGGAAGCCGGGCACCGAGGAAGCCCGCTGCCGGGTCATCGTGGAGCGCGGCCACTACGGCGGGCGTCCGCAGGCGAAGGTGGGAGCCTGGCTGCCGCTGGACGAAGACGAAGACGAAGACTACGACGAGGGCGACGAGCCCGACGAAGGCGACGAGCCCGAAGAGGAAGAGCCGCCGGCTCGCAGCCGGCGCGCCGCCGCGTCCCGCACCCGCCACGCCGAGCCCGATGAGGACGAGCCCGATGAGGACGAGCCCGAAGAAGAGCCGCCGGCCCGCAGCAGGCAGCGCTCAGCGCCCGCCTCACGCTCGCGTAGCCGGGCTGCCGAGCCCGATGAGGACGAGCCCCCAGCTCGCTCACGCCGTCAGGCAGCGGCATCCTCGCGCCGGGCGTCCGAGGGCAACGGCCGGGCCAGCCGGGCTAGCTCCGGCCGTAGCTCCAGCCGGGCTGCTAGCTCGGGCCGGAGCCGGAGCCGCAACGGCGACGCCGGCTACGACGATGACCCGCCATTTTGATCTGGACCGGGTAGTGGCCTGCTCTATGGACGGGTGCGCCATGGATCCTCTCTGCGCTCGGTTCCGTGAGTGCCGGGCAGCTCTGGCCTTGTACGGCGGATTTACGAAGTAATCTCCAGACCTGGCCAGCCGGGGTGCTAGTGCGGACACACCCCGGCTGGCCAGCCCTTTTCATGTTCGTAAATTAGCGGGGATCGATGGAGTACGTCAGCCTTCACCATCACACGACGTTCAGCTACAAGGACGGCGCGGGCACGCCGGAGGCGCACGTGGAGCGGGCCGCCCAGCTGGGGTACGCCGCGATGGCCGTGACCGAGCACGGCAACGTGTCGTCTCACTTCCCGTTCGAGCGCGCCGCGCTCGCGGCCGGGATCAAGCCGCTGTTCGGCATCGAGGCATACACCGGCTCCAGCACGGCGAAGCAGCAGGCGAAGTGGCACCTGACCGTGCTCGCGGGCAGCCAGGAAGGCTACCGTAACCTGAACGCCCTGGTCACCCAGAGCTGGAAGGATCACCACTACCACCCCACCGTGATCGGTGACGTGCTGACCCGGTACCGCGCCGGGCTGACCGTCCTGTCCGGCTGCTCCGGCTCGCTGCTGGCATGCACGCTGACGGGCGGCAAGGGCATCCCCGAGCCCGAGGGCGGCCCGGACTTTGACGGCGCGCTGCGGGTCGCTGAGCGCTTCGCGTCTGCCCTCCCGGACTACTACCTGGAAGTGCAGGCGTTCCCCGAGCTGGAGAGCGCCCGTGTGATCAACACCGCGTACCAGAAGATCTCCCGGCTGACCGGGATCCCGCTGGTGGCCACCATGGACGTGCACTACCCGCGCCCGGAAGACAGCGATCTCCAGGTCATCCTTCACGCCTGCGGGCCGCAGGGACGCGGCACGGCCAGCGCCGATGAGATGCTGCGCCGCTGGAATTACGACGTGAAGATGACGCTGCCGGATTCGGACGCGGTGCTGGCTGCCCGGCTGGAGGAAACGGGCCTGACGAAGGCCGCCGCCAGGGCGGCCATCGAGAACACCGCCCGGATCGCGGCCAGCGCCGCCGTGACGCTGCCGAAGGCCGGGCGGCTCCGCTTCCCCCTGCCGGACGGCACGAGCGCCGCTGACGCGCTCTGGGGCTTGCTCCGGGACGGCTGGAAGGCCCGCCGCATCGGCAGCCTGCCGCGCTCGCGCCAGGACTGGTACGAAGACCGGATCCGGTCTGAGATGAAGCTCATCCTGGACAAGGACTTCGCGGACTACTTCCTGGCCATGTCCGACGCGATCCGGTGGGCCAAGGGCCAGGGGATCGCGGTCGGCCCCGGCCGGGGGAGCGCCGCCGCGTCGGTGATCTGCTGGCTGACCCGGATCACCGAGATCGACCCAGGACAGTACCCGGGCATGATGTTCGAGCGTTTCATCGACGCCACCCGGGAGGACATGCCGGACATCGATATCGACATCGAGGATGAGCGGCGGCCCGAGGTGCGGGACTACATGGCCGGCAAGTACGGGGAGCAGTGCGTGGGCACCCTGGCCAACTTCGTCGGCTACCGGGGCAAGCTCGCGCTCGCGGACGTGGCCCGGGTGTACCGGGTACCGAAGGTCGCGCGGGAAGCGGTCTCTTCGCTGATCGTGGAGCGGGCGTCGGGGGATGCCCGGTTTGACGACACGATCGAGGACACGGTGGAGATGTTCCCGGCCGCCCGGGAGGTGTTCGAGCGGTTCCCCGCACTCTGGCTCGCGGCCCGGCTGGAAGGCAACATGGCCAGCATGAGCGTGCACGCGGCCGGGCTGGTGGTCTCCAACACCCCGCTCACCGATATCTGCGCGGTTTACGAGCGCGAGGGCCGCCAGGTTCTGTCCGTCAACAAGGCCGGGGCGGAATACGCCGGGATGCTGAAGATGGACTTCCTGGGGCTGTCCACCATGAGCGTCATCGCGCGGTGCCTGGAATGGACCGGGCTGAGCATGGATGACCTGTATGCTCTGTCCGATGATGACCCGGACGCGCTAGGCGTATTCCGGGACAATGACATCATCGGCATATTCCAGTTCGATGGCCCCGCCACCCGGGATATCAACCGGATGGTCAAGCCGGACACCTTCCTCCAGGTTGCTGATATCAGCGCTCTATCGAGGCCCGGCCCGCTGTATTCCGGCACGACCGATCTGTATTACAAGGTGAAGACCGGCCAGGCGGAGCCGGACAGTTTTCATCCGGTGACCGACCAGATCACGGCGGCGACATTCGGGCAGATCATCTACCAGGAGCAGATCCTGGCCATCCTCCGGGATATCGGCGGATTCGGCTGGGAACGACTCTCAGAAGTCAGGCGCATTATCCAGAAGAAATCCGGCCAGGCGGTCATGCAGGCACTGGCCGAGGAATTCATCGCGGGCGCGGCCCGGCTGCATGGCATGGACGATAAGACCGCCGCGCGGATATGGTCCCGGCTGGTCACGTGCGCCAGCTACGCGTTCAACATCGCGCACACGGTCAGCTATTCGGTGCTGTCCTGGTGGCTCGCCTGGCTGAAGGCCCGCTACCCGGCCCAGTTCTACGCCGCGTCGCTGGCCCGCACGAAGCCCGCCAGCGCGCCGGAATTCCGGCTGCTGAAAGACGCTCAGCAGCACGGCATCACGATCCGCCCGCCGAGCCTGAAGCTGAGCATGGCGGGCTGGACCCCGGACGGGGAGGATGGCGTGCTGGCCGGATTCAAGTCCGCGCCGGGCATCAGCGACGTGACCGCCGCCGGCATCGTCCGCGAGCGCGAGCGCGAGCCGTTCGGCTGGTGGCGCGATGTGGCCCGGACGCGGGGCGTGGGCCAGGCGAAAATAGACAAGATCCAGCAGTTCTGTGATGAGGATCCCGATCCGTTCGAGCTGGGCAAGGCCGCCCGGCTGATCGGCGCGGTGACCGATTCCATCGCCTCCGGCGAGATCCGGATCCCGCCCCCGCGCCATGACGGGGCGGCAGTCGCGGCGGCGAAGGCGGCCCCGGACTGGCTGAACCTGTCCAAGGGGACGCTGCTGACCTACGCCGGCGTCGTGACCCAGGTCCGCTACCGGGATGTCGTGGAAGCCATCCACGCGCGCACCGGGCAGGAGAGGGACGAGATCCTGGCCGGGCTGTCGCACCCGGAGCTGACCCGGTACGCCATCCTGCGATGCGCGGATGACACCCTGGAAGAGGTGACCGTGCGCGTTAACCGCTTTGCGTTTCCGGAATTCGGTAGTATCCTGGCCCAGATCGTCGCGGGCCATGACGTGCTCATCGCCACCGGGCGGAAGGCCCCCGGATTCGGGAGCGCGATCCAGGCCGATGAGCTGTACGTGATCGACCCGGACTGCTGAAAGGAAGCAGAAGTGCCAGAGATGCCAATCGTGGACCTGAACTACAGGAAGCGCCACGGGGACGGGTACCTGGAAGTTGTCATCCCGAAGCCGGCCGCCGTGATCATCTTCGCGGACAAGGTGATGATCATCTCCGGCGACGGCCAGGTGACCGAGCGCGAACTGAAGACCGATTACGACGATGACGACCGACCTTAGACGTCAGATCGCCAGGCTCCAGCGGCAGCTAGAAGAGCAGGAGCGGGTGGTCTGGATCCTGGTACGCCGGCTAGGCGGCGAGATCTCGGTCACTGACGCTGAGCTGACCGGGATCCCGGCGCACGCCAGCCTGATGAAGCGAACCGAATCCGGCAGACACCGGATAGCGGCCTTTGATGCCAGGGACCATCCGGAAGGAAGGAACAAGACATGACCGCCCCCGAAGAGACCGCGCCCGCACCCCGCAAGCGCGGACGTCCCCGCAAGATCGCGATCCCGTCAGAGCCGCCCATCCCGCTCAGCGTGGTTGATGAGGTGACTCGCGCTATCGCGCTGGAGCGCAGTAACGGCGACCGGAACCGGATCAAGGTGATCGACGCTCACACGGTCCTGATCACGAACCGGCCTAACGGGGTGCATTGAGGTGGCCAGTGACCTGAACGACCGGACGAAGCAGGCCCTGGAGCGCGAGCCGCGTGACCCGGCCGAGCTGTCCGATCTCCTGACCGAATGGCTGGCCGAGGGCTGGTGCGCAATCGACGGCGCGCCCGCCGTGATATGCGGCGGCCCGCACGTCTACGTCCGCTACTCGGGCGGGAAGGCCGGTGAGATCGTGATGACCGAATCACGCCAGCACGCCGGCGAGATGTTCCCTGCTCTGGAGTGGGAGATCGTGGAGCTGCCATCATGAGGTGGACGTCACAGCCGGCGCTAGACGGCGGAGGCGTGGTGATCGTCTTCCAGGTCAGCAGCAAGGAAGCAGACGAGATCCTGGCCGAGATGATGACCGGCGACGAGAGCCCGGAAGCAAGCAAGCAGGCATTCTCGGCATTCCTCACGGCAACGCGCCAGAAGCCGCGACTTGATACAGGGGAGAGTCATGAGCACGCCGACCCGCGCTGAAGTCCAGGAAGCGCTCCGCAAGGTCCGCGCCGCGATCTTCCAGGCCAGCTTCGCGTTCGATGAGGCTAACATCACCGAGGCCCGCGCCGCCGCGAGGCGGGCCGCCATCGCGGTGACCGAGCTGGAGATTGTCCTGGCTGCCCCGGAAGAGAATCTGGACACCTTCTGGATCGGTGACGGCGAGCACGGATTCTGGCAGGTGATCCGATCGACGTTCAAGGCTCCCGAGCCGCACGATATCCCGTATGAAGAGCAGCTGAAGGCCGGGATCAGGTACATGGTCGCGAAGTACAGCGAGCCGCCGCGCAAGGGATACAGCTCGGAAAATCCCTTCCGCGAGCACTATGAAGAGCGGCTGTCGCAGAGCCGGGAAGAGCGGGATCCATGACGGTGAATAGATGGCTGATCCGCAGCGGGGGAGCCCCGTTCCTGGTCGTGACGTGCCCGGCCGACCTCGATCCGGTGAAGGTGGCGCGGAGCTACCTGACCGGAGGCGAAGTGGAGAGCGGGGTGACCGTGGAGGCGGCTACGGGCAATAACTACGCCGCCATGATCAGGCGCACCCCGGACGGCTCCGACCCGCTCGTGCCGGAGCCGGGTCCGTGAGCGCCGTCTGCCGCGTGCCAGGCTGCGGCTGGGAGACGAGCGAGCCCATCCGGGACATCGCCGGGTGCCTGGCCACCTGGCACGTCTACGAGCAGCACCCGGACGTCTGGAAGGACGTCGCGGGGGACCGGCCGCCCCGGGATCCCGATCCGCGCAGCCCGGAAGTACGGGCTGCCATGGAGATAGCAGCCCTCATGTGAGCGAGCTGCATAAATGGGCCTGGAGGCAGTACGACCGGGTAGCGCGCAATCCGGATAGCACGATCGGGCTGCTGGCCGCAGCGTGGCAGATTCACCTAGCGGGGATAAGGATCAGCGAGATGTCGATGACCGAGCGAACGGGCAGGATCATCCTGGTGCCCGGCAGCCACCAGATGGATACCCTGACCTTTGTCAGGCACTTCAACCTCCGGCACCCGGACAGTCTTGGCGGGCAGACCAGGCTCGCTTCCGATATCGGTTTCGGGCAGGAGCAGCTGTACCGATCCTTTCACTGGCGCTTGCATGACACCCGGATCGACCTGGATCACGAGCACCGGCCGGATCCGCCGCACCTGTCCATCGCCAACGCGATCTACTGCCTCGATGAGAACGGCGGCGCGCACGGCTGGTGGGAGATTGCCGGGACTACGGGATTTATCTCCCTCGATGATGATAAGATCCGCACCCGCGTCGGCGCATCCGTCATGGAGCACCAGACGGTGGAAGATGCCGCGAAAAGGCTGGCAAAACAGCTCCGGTTAGTCTTCCGCTCTTCCCTCTTATCGTGTAACGTCTCCGCCCAAGCCGCCCGAAATAGCTGAGCCAGCCACACCAGCCAGTAACCCAAGCAGGCCAGCCAGTAGGGCGGGACTCTCTAGGAGAGGGATCCTTTGCTCGGAGCACTACTGGCCAAGGTGGCCGCAGCCGGCGTGATCGCAGCCGCCGCCCTCACGCCTCACCAGGCTCATGTCCTGCATGTCCAGCACGTCCAGCATTGCGCCGGGACCGGCGCGTGCGGCAGCAGCTCGGGCTCTGCCAGCAACAGGCCCGCCGTCGTGACAGCAGGCAGCGTGGCCGCTAACGGGCAGGCCGACGTCCCCGGAGTCAATCCCGGGGCCTACAGCTTCTACGGGCTGGAAAGGCTCTGGATCGCGGAGGGCGGCAATCCGTCCTGGCAGGCTGTCGCCGCGTGCATCGCGGAGAAGGAAAGCGGCGGAGTTGTCTCTGCGACTGGCAGCGCGGGGGAGCGCGGGCTGTGGCAGATCGCCCCTAGCTGGGGCTCGCTATCGTCTTATGATCCGGGCACTAATGCCCGGGCTGCGGTGATCATCTCACACAACGGCACGAACTGGGGATCGTGGACTACCCGCCATATGTGCGGGGCCTGACATGTTCACGGCCAACCTGGCTCTCGCCCTGGCCATGGCCATCCCGGCCGGGGCCTGGACATCGACCGTGCATGACGCGAGCCACGACTACGGTGACAGCACGATCAACCAGAAGGTCTTTGATGACCGGATCCATCAGCAGATCTGGGCCACGTCAGCCTCGCATTTCGGTGTCATCGCCACCGCGCCCAAGGGCAACGTCGCGGTGCTGTCCTACCCGTCCCGGCAGGATCTGGAGTACCTGACTCCGGCCACGAAGCTGAAGGCACTGCGCGCCAGCTATGACTTCAGCGTCCCGAAGCTGGGCGACTACGAAGCCGCGTTCGATATCTGGGTGCAGCCCAACGGCCAGCGGACGAACTGGGATCATGACGCCGAGCTGATGATCTGGACTGACAACCATGGCCAGCGGCCGGCCGGGCAGGTGGTCGGGCACGCCGTGACCCAGTACGCCCAGAGCTTCACGGTCTGGCTGGACGGCAGCAAGGGGAAGGGCGATTCCATCGTCACTCTGGTCCAGGATCACGGCACGGCGAAGGGCACGATGCACATCCTGTCCGTGTTCCGGTGGCTCTGGGATCACGGCTATTTCCCGCGCGGCTCCGCCCTGCTCGATGTGGAGTACGGCTGGGAGATCTGCTCGACGGCCGGAGTAGCGGAGTCGTTCACGATGAACAGCTACGCGCTGCACAAGGAAGTGTCACCTTAACCAGACGAACAGGCCAGCCCCGGGAAAGGAAACGGGGCCAGCCTGCTCCAGATTCTAGCATAGCCGGCTGCCATTCAGCGCGTCACGGAGGTGGTGCCGTGGTGCCCGTTGCCGTCCAGTAGGGCAGGCTCCAGGCCGCCGCGCCGAGCGCGATCAGGCAGACTGCCGCGTCCAGGAACCACCGGGGAAAGCCAGGAGCCGCCCCGCCGTCCTTCAGGATGGCCAGGAAGGCGAAGACCGCCCCGGCCAGGAACAGGAACCATGCCGCACGTCTAGGCACTGTCATCACCCTCCACGGTGACGTCTCCCACTTCCACGTTGACCGTGGCCCCGGAAGCGTCGGTGTAATTGATCGTGCCCCGGTTACGGATCTGCTGGGCTATCGCCTGAGCTTCCTCCGCCGTCGCGGCCCCGAGCCGTACGAGCACTCCGGCCATCGGTTATCACCTCCGGTAGGTCGATCTGGATCTCGGTCACATGCCGGTCGCTGCCGATGATGGCGGCTCCGGCAATCGTGGCAATCACGGCACGGTAGCGGTGAACACTGCCGGGTCGCCGGTTGCCGTGAAGGTGAGCCCGGCGCAGACCGGGACATCGAACGTCTCGGGCAGCGCCGGGGTGGCGGGCACGGTCAGGAGCGTGGTGGTCACGTACTGGATCCCGCCGACCACGCCGCGCCCGGAGATCTCTTCCTCTTCCGCCGGCACCGCGTCATTGCCGGCTACGACGTAGGTGACCGTGATCAGATCGCCGTGAGCCGGCGTCGGATTGTCTACCGCCATGCTGACGCTGACTGCCATCTCGCGCTCTCCCTAACTGGGCTGCTGCTCGGGCGTGCCGGGGTTGCCCTGGCTCGGGCTGCCCGGCTCCGGGGGCAGGCCCTGATCCGGCCGGTTTTCCAGGTTCTGGCCGAGCTGCCAGTTCGGCGTCTGGTCCTCGCCCGCGTGCGGCTGGTCGATGTGCTGCTGGATCAGGTCCGTGGGTGCCATGGCATAGCACTTCGGGCACATCTCCAGCACGAGACTGCCGCCCTGCTGCGAGATATTCTCGCTGCCGGGAGCGCCGACATTGAGGTACAGGACCGGGATCGTATTGTCTGGTTGTGACATTTCTTCTCCTATTCTGCCTGGCCGCCTAGATTCGTCCAGGCCCATGTATCACTTGTGTCGTACCGGCGATGGTAGGTGCAGACTTCATTGCTCATGTTCGTGTAGGTGATGGTAACGAGCGGATGCGGATTGCCCTCAGTCTTCTCCTGGGCCGTGATGTCCACGCCGCTCTTGGCGTTGCTTCCCTCATCCACGATCTGGAAGAGCGCGCCGGCACCCCAGCCGGACGCCTTGAAGAAAACGTGGTTATTACCCAGGCCGATGCAGGCGGTGAGCAGGTCATCGCCCACGTAGACCGATGCTGGTGACATATCTGATTCCTCCGGTTCTGGCTGGCCGCCGCTGCCGTCTTCCTTGGCCCACTGGATTACCATGTCCATCGGGTAGCCGGGACCGCAGTCACTGTGACCGCCGCCGTTGGCCCCGAGATCCACGTGATCGCAGACTCCGCGCTGGCCGCTGTTAGCCTGGTTAGCCGACAAGGACACGATCGGCACATTCCACTTGGCGCACATCTCCGCCACCCAGTGCGCGGAATTGCGGAGCAGCCGTTCGTAATTGGTCAGCCAGTAGTCCCGGCTCCAGTTGTTCGCCGCGCCGGACGGAGTGCACTGCTCCAGGGAAATGCAGTACGGGTTGGCATTCGCCTGGGTCCACGCCTTGTCATTCTCATCGACGTAGGCACCGTAGACGAAATCCTCGTAATTGTCCGATCCGGAATGCGAGGATGACCCGGTGTCGCCCTGGAAGAAATACCCGAGATCACGGATCCGCTGGACGCCTTCCGTTGTGTGCAGCACGACCAGCCGCACCTGGCCGGGGTCACGCGATGAGTAGTTGGGGGAGGGGATCCAGATCTCATTCAGGGCCACGGCGCAGCCTCTTCTCCGCCCAGAGCAGGACGCGGTGCTTGCGCTTCCTGCCGCCTGGCAGGTCGCTCAGCCGCGCCCAGGTCTCGTCCTGGTCTTCGGCAGGCGGCTCCGGGCGGGGCTCCGGCTTTTCCAGCTCGATCTCCCCGCGCGCCAGCTCATCGGAGCTGAAGCGGTCGCCGTCCCGGATGCGCCGCCGCAAGCCTTGCGGGTCAGCCATCATGGTCACCATTCCTTCCATTAACTGGCAAGCTAACCAGGATGATCGCCAGCCCGCTCGCTGCCCCGATCGTACCCAGCAGCTCTGTGTCTATGCTCGTATTGCGGACCAGGACGATGCTGGACAGCGTGAGCATCGCCACCCCGATCAGGATCAGGTAGATCTCTCGTCTCAGCTTCCAGGGCATGTCTCTCCTAGTCCAGGAAGTAGAAGCCGGAGACGTCCAGGTTGACGATCTGCGAGGCAGTCAGCGGCGGGATGACTACCTGGATCCCGCCCGAGCCGGTCGGCACGAAAGCCCATGCGGGCAGTCCGGCGAATGAGCCGCCGCTGCTGGCCGGGTAGCCGCCGCGCATCGCTACCGGGAAGCGCGCGATGGCCAGCGGGTAGTAGGTCGGGTCCGGGAGGTTGCCGAAGGTCGATGCTGCGCCGCCCGCTGTGCCCGTGTTCGATGTCAGGTGGATATCCACGAACACCGCCCGCCAGGTCGGCGGTGCCTTCTTGACCCGGAGCACCCCGGTCCATCCGGACGCTGTGATGGCGTGCCAGGTATCGAGGCAGAATTGCCGCTCATCGACCAGGGACGTGATCGCGCCGGCCGAGGTGGACGTCCAGGAGCTGACCGGGACATCGTAGATGCCGGTCGGGGTCTGCACCAGCGGCGGCTCCACGGGCGATCCTGAGGGCGTGCCGGTGATCACCACCGGCTGGACGACGGTGGGGGAGCTGGTAGCCCCGCGATTGTAGCGGAGCACCAGCCGGTCAATCCGGTTCTGGGCGGAGGCAGCCGGCACGGGCGTATTCACCGGGGCGTCGCACCGCCAGAGCTGGCCCTTGATGATCACGTTGCCGGAGGCGATGACGGCATTGCGCCCGCCCGTGTCCAGCGTCGGGGCCATGGCGTTCCCGGCCGTGGCGTCGATGCCGTCCGGCAGGCCCATGCCGGTCAGCAGGGATTCCCAGTCCGCGACAGACGTCAGCTGGGTAAAGGCACTGGGCCGCGAATCGTAAGTGACCATGCTTCCCTACTTGGTAGATAGCTTTCTCTCCAGGGCCTGGATCCGCCTGGTCAGCTGCCCGATGATCTTCTGATCGGTGGCCGTGGCATCCGATGAGCTGCCGATGGTGGGCACTACGCTCAGAATCGGGGACTGCGACGGGTCAGCGGTCAGCACCACCGAGCTGACGACATCGGAGAAGGTGGAGCCCGGCCGCACCTCGACCGTGACGATATCCCCCAGGTAGAAGTCCCGTCCGAAGGTGAGGAAGGGCGTGTCGGACAGCACCGCGCTCATGCTCGGGCCGATGGCCCCGGTCAGCAGCGCCGTCTGCGCCGTGGTCCGCAGGTTGTTCGCGTCCGTCTCGCTCGAATTGTCGATGAACTGCTCGGTCAGGTTCCAGGCCGTCTTGCCGCCCGAGACGCCGCCCGAGCCCGCCGTCAGGTCAGCGGTGATGAACGCGCTGGCCCCCTGCACCAGCGCATCGGTGCACGTCGGGTCCGTGAGCGAGAAATCCACCGACGTCAGGTTGCCCAGCGACTCGCTGAACCACGCCCTGTTCGTCAGATCCCGGGGGACGAACGCG